GAGCTCTTGGTGTTGTATTAAATCCTAACACAGAACTTATGTTCAGTGGATTTAAACCAAGAACATTTTCTTTGAAGTATAAAATGTCTGCTAGAAATGAAGAAGAAGCAAAAATGATTGCTCAAATTATTGGTACGTTTAAAAAAGTAACACTACCAACATACGGTCAAAAACCAAGCGGTGCCCTTGATGCTGCTAAAGGTTTTACGGAGTTTCTAGATGGTCTCACTGGAACCGACCCGAAGGTAGAAAGAAGTAATGCTAACTACATTGGTGTTCCAGGACTATGTAACGTTCAGTTTATGAACGGTCCTAAGTTACATACACACCTACCACAGTATAAAGTTTGTGCTATCACGGATGTCAGTATTAATTACACACCAGATGGTACATACAATACCTATTTTGATGGCCAACCAGTTGCTGTGGAGTTATCACTAGCTTTCTCCGAGACAAAACTTGTCTACTCAGATGATATTAATATCGACGGACTATCATACTAATGTATTTTAATTTTCTACCATCCATCAAGTATGATGTCAAACCGATCAGTTATCCTTTTTCTGAGTCGGATTATGTTGTAGCAAAGAATTTCTTTAGGCGATATAAAATAAGTGATACTGCTTTCACTCAAGCAGTCTACTTTAATAAGTATGCTCTCCAAGATGGACAACGATTAGATCAAATTGCCGAGACAGTTTACAATGATCCTAACCTTGACTGGGTGATCATACTAACCAACAACATGATCAATACTACCTTTGATTTGCCTATGAGTGAGGCAGAACTACAAAGGCATATCGAACAGCAATATGATAACCCTTACTATGACATCCACCACTATGAAATTAGAAGTGAAGAAGAACAGGTAGCAGAATTTGGTAAGGTACTAATGCCACCTAAGACATGGGTTGATGAGTCTTATTACAATGGCGATACTCAATTAGTTCTTGATTCATTTCCAGATCTTAGTTCTACACAAAAGACTATTACATATAACAATAGATATATCTTCTCTTCACAGGGATTTGATAATTCTTTCGTTGTTAGCACACAAAATGCTAACTTTGAAACATATGGTACTGGTTTAGGTGAAGATGGTGGATTTGTTCTGTACAGTCCAAAAAGAGGAGGATCTATATCAGATGGTTACCTACGATTTAGAGGGGATGGAGAAAGATTTGCCGAGTTCTTCCAACTAGATGCTACTTACCTTAAACAGTTCACATTTAAAGGAAAGTTTGGTAATGATATTAATGGTGGAGAAGAAGCAGATCTAGCAAATGAGATTCTTAAATTACAGTATAGAACATCTCCTTCATCAGCGTGGGTAGATATTGATATTATTATTCCCTTAGGAATGATTCAGTATTTGAACTGGTCTCCAGAACTAGATCCAATGGATCTTTACAATCAAAATCTAGGATTTGGTGGTACAGGCAGACCAGAAGGTGTCTATGATGTCACTTTATATTATGGTGAGGGCGGTGTGATGCTTGGTGTTACTCCTACTAATGCTACGGCAAGAGTAACAGTCAATGGTCTCGGAGAAGTAACTGATATCGAAATGACTGATAGAGGTAGAGATATTCCATGGAATACTACCGAAGCCGGTGGTGGTGGTATTTCGGCACTGTACATTAGAAACCAAGATATCGGCAACGGTTACTTCTACAATGGTCCTGAACAAACAGAAGAACAAAAATCTTATCTGGTTGATCTCTATCTATTCTCCATCAGCACCAGAGAAACACCAAGTGGAGTACAGTTTGGTAGATATTCTACCGAACCGTATAATTTTACTATCACAGTACCAGAAGCAGCAAAATCTACTACAACTGAATTTAGATTATTCCAACCAGAAATGAGTGGAGTAATTTATGACCAGTATGCTATTCAAGAACTTAGATATGATTTTGAACAGACATATACAGTAGAAACTGATATAAACTATACCGAAATTGATGCTGACAACTTTGTCATTGAAGGTCAACGTTGGACTAGAGTTGATGGAACATGGTATAGAGTTGTTCAGAATGGTATTAGATATAATGACAGTGGTCTCACTAAAGTAACTAGTGGTGATAAACTATCACGACCTGTAACTGAGGCAGAGCATGAATCATATGAGAATGAAAAGAAACGTGAGATCTACATACTCAAACCAGTATATGTGGAATCTTTAGTCGATGACTTTAGAAAGGCGTCACTGTACAAGAAGTCGTCAGACTACGTAAGTAATAGGTTGAAGCAGACTGGAATCTGATCAACTTTTTTAGACAAAAAAATGGGGGAAAAATTTCCCCCGTTCATGTAATTTAGAAATCCAATTGGTAGCAAGAAGATCTTGCTAGTTCTGGGTTTTTTTTCAGTGTTCTAAACACATGGCCATGAACATCTTGCTCTAAAGTAAGGTGTGCTTTGGTATGAATTGCTTGGATCACCAGTAACATACCAACCAAGATAAGGTTGAACATGGTTACTGGATGACCCAAAACATTAAGTAATGCTTTCATCAATCATCGTTGGCGAGCTTAGCGAAGTAGGACAGAGCATCATCATCATTAGATGTGTTAGCACTGATCTTCTCACGAAGAGAAGGAGTTTCAGTAGTGCTTGACGTGGTAGGAGCAGGATCATACTCTTCATCGTTGATGCTGACAGCAGGTGGACGACCCACATTCAATACAGCATCAAGGCGAGTCTTCAGTTCGTCATAGGACTTGAACTGATCATCAGCAGTGAATGCTTCCAGACTGTACGCTTGCTTCCAGATTGCTTCGAGTTCGTCATCGTTAGCTGATAGGGCAGCAGTACGATCAAACTCAGCAGAATCATAGTTCCAATAACCAGCAACGGTTTTGATCTTCAGTTTGAAGTTAGCACCTTCCCACAGATCAAAGGGGTTCACTGGTGTTTCGTCTTGGAACTCAGGTTGCATAGCACCCATGATCTTATCAAAGATCTTCTTACCATAACGATACAGGAAGACTTTGCCTTCGTTCTCGGGGTTCTTAGGATCTCTTACGACATAGATGTTGCTGTAGTAAGACAGTTTACGTTTCTGCTTACGTGCTTGCTCTTTACCATCCTCGGTGCCGTTGTTCCACAGCACAGAGTTGTACTCAGACACAGGATCTTTGTCTCCACGGGTAGTGAGTGAGTTCTCGATGAACCAACCACCAGGACCTTGGAATCCGTGTGAGTAGAGTTTTGCCCATGGCACTGTCTCCCCATCAGGAGCAGGCAGGAAGCGGAGAACGGCATAACCGTTACCGCTAGCGTCAAGTTCGGGCTTCCAGAGTCTCTCGTCGGCACCAGACTTTTGTTCGGTGCTGGACTTCTCCAGTTCCTTCTGTAGGAACTGAAAATTGTTGCTGGACTTGCGCTTTAAATCGGAAAAGGACATTAGATACCTTGGATGTTTCGGATGTTGTTGTGTGACCCCGTGTCACTTAGACATAATAACAGGCACAGGGGCGGGTGTCAATCCCTTGTGCCACTCTCCAAAGTGTCCTTCATCTTAGAGACTTTGGACAGGAGATCATCAAAAAGATCACCGATGGACTTATTGGCATCACCACCAAGCATGATAGCAGCAGTTCTCATGCTGTCTACCATTTCTTTTGCTTCTGGATCATCACTAAGATTTAACCTAGCATTGAAAATCTTTTGTTTTTCAATCAATTCTTCTAGGACATTAAAGTATTCCATCTTTTTCTTGTCACTTAGTACAGGAAAAGCATGGGCAGATTGAAAGCAGAACCGCTGGAGTTCTGCCATCTCTTGCAGATCTCCACGGACCATTTCGGATTGAAAGAAATTACTCAAGTTTCCAAACTCCTTGTCTGTATAAATTTTCTACAATGGATCTTCCTTCACGAATAATTTTTAGTTGTTCGAGTCTAGTGAAAAAACGTTCATTTATTACTAAGTGAACACATTGTTCCATGATGTCGGTATGCTCTGGATAATATTTAGTAAAGGATTTGAGACATGGATACATATCTCGGGTGAAATAACCCTCCTTTCTCATTACAAGTAAAAATGCTCGTCTTAATATCCATTTGCCAGCAGGATATCCAGGCGTTGAATGGTTATACTTGGGTTCAAATCCAGCAAACCATTGATTATAATTATCACAAAGATAATCTAGTGTGTATTTGGGGATTGAAAGATTTTCTCCCCAAATTGTATAAGAATTGATGGATAAATCAGTCCTTTGAAAAGGTGTAATAAATTTAAATCCTATAATTGTAGGATCTACTTCACGTAAACACTTACACGTTTTATTTTCTCGTTCTTTTGAAAAAACTGAATTTACATACCTGATCTTGTCATTATCATGATCATGAAGAAAAATAACCATATCTACATCACTGATACCTTCTCGCCAATTATTACGTGTCCAACTACCACGTACAGCAAAAGAATGTACATGTTCTTCTACCAAACCACAGAGATATTTCATCTCCGAGTAATCATTGGTAGGTTTACTTAGGTTTGGGATAATTCCATTAGCATCAGGATACCAATAGTTTCCTATTGGTTTTATCTCAATCATACTAGCAACAGTTTAGCTCGACTTGTTTTTTTCATGAAGTTTAACTTCTGAGCATCGTACTTAAGTTTTTCCTTAAGTGGTTTGCTAATTAATTTGGAGACCGATTCGATCTCGATCTCATTTTTTTCACAGTAAAATACAATAGCATCAATGTAGTTCATATCATTGTTTTCACACGCTACCTTCTCCACTTCCTGCGAAAATTTCGCAGTAGTCATAAATTTATCCTCCAGTTCTTTTGACATGTTTGTTTTGGTATTCTTGGATGTACTCTTGTAACAAAATTAGATATTCTTTTTTAGGTTTGACCACACTCACCTGTGGTTCTCCCTCTTCTATTGCTACAATAGTCACCAATTGCTGTACGGTAATACCATACAACTCCTGAAGCATACAAGCGTAGCCACACTCCTGAACATAATAGTCCATGAGATACTTTTCAGGTTTCTTTTCCGCTGATGTCTTAAAGTCTATGATGGATAGCACTCCATCAAATTCAGCGATACAATCAACACGTCCAGCTAATTTCAGCACATCCGAATATAGTGCTGCTTCCTGTAGGTATATATTATTTATACGGTCCAGGACTTTTTGAGATTTGTTGAACATGAACCATGGCAGTGGCATGTCATGGTACTTAGTTTTATCTAGTTGATTGTTGATATAATCTTCAACCAGCTTATGGTAACGAGTACCTCTAGTTGCTGAGTTAGTTGACTTTGCTTGTGCTTTATCTTTACCAACTCTTGCTCTCCATTTAGCAAGACCTGCTTGCTTCTTAGCATTGCTACTAATCACTGTGGTGATTGAAGGATACTTGTTACCTTGTGGAGTCACATAGTATCTCTTCCCATCAATCGTAACGGTGTTCATCTCAATAGGATTATCAATCCCCACATGATTAAAGAGCATTAGAATCCTAAGTTAAGTTTAGCAATGAGATATTTTTTGACCAGACCTGAACGAACGATGTCTTCAATACTAAATTCAATCATAGTAAAGTCATCTTGCATACTTTGAACGATCTTCATAAAGTCAATGATACCAGTACGTTCGCTGGACTTAACCAGATCAGACTGGCGAGCATCACCACAGAAAATGATCTTAGTATCTTTACCACAACGGGTAATAATACTATCAAGTTCGTGGAAGTTAAGGTTCTGACACTCATCAATGATAACAATAGAGTTATCAAGAGTAGTACCACGAAGAAATGATGTAGACCAGAAGGAAATAGTTTCCTGTGTCTTCAAGTTTTCATATAACATCTCGAATGAGTTGTCATCCGGCATCTCAAACATATATTTTACCATATTCTTATAAGGAATTTGGTAAAGAGATGCTTTATCTTCATGTGTTCCAGGAAGGAAACCAATCTCTCTTGTAGATACCAGAGAGCGAACGATGTATATTTTTTCATAAGGAGTATACTCACTCAGTACATCTTTGAGTGCTAGGTGAAGAGCAACGAATGTCTTACCTGTACCAGCACAACCATAAGTAAATAGGTTTTTCCCCGATTCATAAGCATCAAACATTACTGTTTGATTATCAGTAAGAGGTTCAATCTTAAGAAGATAGTCTTCGTTAATAGGTTTCTTTCTCTTCCTCTGCTTAGCAGACATCTTAGCTCCAGGAGCTTTGTTTCTTCCTCTAGGCATAAGTTTTTACCACTGTACTTGAGATCCAGGCATATTTGCCATTTTATTCATGTGTTCACTCCACCCAGGATGTGTCTTGTTCATTTTGTTACGCCAATCTCCGACTTCTCCGACACCAGCACAACCTTGTGACCAATCTTTATCCCATTCAGGATTCTCATCCTTCCAGGTACAATATTCTTTCATGGTCATGTGGAGAGTCTTAGTCTCTCCCGTTTCAGTATGTTTAACAGGGTATGTAGGCATTAATTCCACTCCATAGCTTCAGCACAAATAGGAAACTGTTCTTTAAAAACATCACGACATGCTTCGGCAATAATCATATGTTCTTTTTGGGTGCCATGGGCACTCCTCAAATCTATATAGTGGATCCAACTGCGCACTGATCCGCTCATGTAGATTTTGGTGGGCGTTGATAAAGGAAGCACCATGCGGGCACACTCCTTAGCAATACCACGATCCAACATTTCACGATAGAGATCCATTGCTTCATCAAAGTGATGTTGAATTATGATCTGAAGATGCTGTCGCTCAAAAGGATCGATATCATCGATACTATTCTGCCTATTCTTAGTGTCCTGCCTACGAATATCGGGTATAGGGATACGTTCTGCCAACATAGAACTGTCAGCATACCGTTGAGAAAACTCTTGGAATGTGAACGACCTATGACGCAGGATTTGAGCTGCTATTGCCCTTGAGGTAGAGATCTCTAGCGTCATGAACGCTTGCTCAAACACAGACCAGTGGTTGTGCTTGATACAATAACTAAGGAGTCCCGCTACCTTCGGGTTCTCCTGATTGTTCGGGTTCGATACTCTCGCTACATACCCCATCATCTTCTCCGCTTCGGGAGTCACTGAGATCAATTTTACTGGTGAAACTGTCATCGATGTATCCAAATCCATAAAGTGAACGTTCTCTGGCGTGTACTAGTTTACGAAGTTGCCGTGCTTGATACAACTCCTTCTTGATTTTAGCATACTCTTGGTCATCGTACAAGTGTGCTTGGTCAACTGCTTTCCTAAGCCACTTAATATATTGCTTAAGGTTTTGTGGTTGGTTAGTCTGGGTATCCATCGTCATCTCCGTCGTCATAGTTAAATCCAAACTTACTATCATCTGGTTGTTGGTATGCTTGTGTGTCTGAATAAACTTCAGACTTTAAACTGTCAACTAATAGCTCCAGATTTTTAACAATAAGTTTTAGTTTTTGTCTGTCCATATGGTGTACAGTTTTACAGATTATAGCATTAAAAAAGAGGAGCGTCAACCCCTCTTGTATGCTGTGTGGTTTATTTCATAAGTAAGCCTCGACAAATCCTTTTACAGGATTGAGAATCCTGAGCGTCACATTCAATCAGACATTCATAGTAATCGTTCAGACGTTGTGTATCCTCTTCTGCTTGATCAATCGTTTGTTCAAATCGACGCCATCCATTTAATTGCGATGTAGATAATAGATTGTGCATTAGTCACCTCCATTTCGTTAACACATAACAAAGGAATGATAGGGTTCATGATGCCACCTCACGGAATTCTGTAACTATCTATACCAAATGTCACTGAATTCTAACACATCCATTACGAATATTAATGCCTATTAATTTATACTCAGGCACAAAAAAAGAGGGTCGAAACCCTCTCGAAAAAAGTAAGTTAATCACTTAGTGTAAAGTTTACCACGATAGCAGAATGTACCGTGATTCTCATTCAGTCCTACACAACTAGCATCATATTTAACACCACGATATGTGGTAGCATGAATTTGAGCGTCGTGTAGTGCAGATGCTTTATTGATCTGCTTCTTGATCAGATTAAGTGTGTTCATGATTTACTCCTAAAGTAGTTGGATTTTTAGCCCCGTTCCTTTAGTCGTTTGCGTCCTTTGTTCCAACTCTAAAACAAGCTGGATCTGTTACTTCCATAAACCGAAAAATAAAGTCCAACTTCTCAGAAGAACTAAGAAGTTCTGACTTATAAACTCCTT